CAGGTAAACACGATACTGATTTATTACCAAGTAATCACCCTGTGAAGAAAAGTATGAAGGAAGAAAAAAATTATATTATGGATAAAAAAGAAATAAGATTATATAAAGCAGACTATCAAGTCACAAAAGATGACGATAAAGAAGAAAAGCGTGTAAGTGGTTATGCTGCTTTATTTGAAACTGATAGTAGAGATTTAGGTTTTGTAGAAACCATATCTCGTGATGCTTTTAATGATAGACTTGAAGATAATGTTATCTTAACTTTTAATCACGATCCTAACTTGATGTTAGACCGAAATATTGGTGGTAGTTTAAAACTATCTACTGATGAAAGAGGTTTAAGATACGATGCTATTTTACCTAACACTACGACAGGTAATGATGTAGCTGAATTAATGAATCGTGGTTTACTTTACGAATCTTCTTTTGCTTTTACAGTAGAAGATGATTCTTGGTCGCAAGATGGCGATACTACTAGACGAACTATCAATAAGATTGGTCGTTTAGTTGATGTTTCAATAGTTGGTGTAGGTGCTTATGCCAATACAGATGTTGCACTTCGTTCTAAGCAAGAGTTTGAGGATTCTTTAGACACTAGCGAAGAAGTTGTGATTGAACCTACCGAAGGGCAACAAGATATAGTAGAGGAAGTTTCTTCAACTGAAGAAGTAGGTTCTAAAATTAATTTATTAAATAACGAATTAAAATTAAAAAGACGAATATGAAAAATTCGATTGAACTTCGTCAAGACAGAGCAGAATTAATCGGCAAGGCTGATTCTATGCTTAACTTGGCAAAAGATGAAACTCGTGATTTCACTAATGACGAGCAAGTATCATACGATGGTATGATGGAAAACATTGACAAATTGGCTAAAGACATCCAAGTTGTTGAACGACAAGAAAAATTGAACGCTGAGATTTCTGCAAGTCCTGTAACTCACTCAGTTCAAAATGACACAATGGCTAATGAAAGACGAGATTACTCTTTATTCAAAGCTGTTAATGGTTTAATGAACAACAACTTATCTGGTCTTGAAAAAGAGATGCACGAAGAAGCTATCCAAGAAGCAAGATCAACAGGTGCAACAATCAATGGTATTGGTATTCCTTCATCTTTACAATATGAAAGTAGAGCAGGTATCGTATCAGAAGGTTCAAGTTCAATAGCTCCAACTACATTAGGTGCTTTTCAAGATGGTTTAAGAGAAGCAGCTATATATGAGCAAGTAGGTGCTACTGTACTTAATGGTCTTGCAGCGAATACTGAGATTCCTGTTGTAGGTTCAAATAGTGCGGCTTACATAAATGGAGAAAATGCAGATGCAGCTGATGTTGGAAATAATTTTTCTTCTATTACACTAAGTCCAAAAAGAATTGGTGGTTTTGTTGATTTATCTAAGCAACTAATGATGCAAGTAGGTACAGGTGCAGAAGCAGCGATAGTACGAGATTTAGGTCGTAGTATTGGTGAAGCTATGAACGCAGCTATGTTTAAAATAGGTAATGTAACAGGTGCAGACCAATCTATTGGTGAATATTCAGTAGGTAATGTTTCTCCAACTGCTTATTCTGCTGGTACTTCTACTGTTGCTGATATGTTAACGATGGAAGAAGCATTAGCAGAAGCTAAAGGTCTACAAGGTAATTTGGCTTATGTTGTTAATCCTGTTAATATGAAGGACATCAGAACAGGTGCATTAGTATCTTCTATTAGTGCAGTTCAAGACAGCAAAGCAAGTTTCAATGGTTATCCAATAGTATTTAGCACAGGATGTGAGAAACGAGCAGCATCTCATAAAGATTCTATGGCTATATTTGGTGACTTCAGTAAATTATATGTTGGTAACTATGGAGTTTTGGACATAATGGTCGATCCTTATACACAAGGTATCAAAGGTGCTGTAAGATTAGTATTGAACAAATACGCTTCATTTGGAGTTTCAAATGGTGCTTCATTTGTTAAATGTTTACTAAAACATACTGCATAATAATTACATTATAATTAATAAAGGTGAAAGGGGTAATTCCCTTTCCCTTTTCTTTAACTTACAATAAATGGCTGTTTCGTACTTAGATAATATATTTAATTTTGTGGATTATCAATACCTTAATCCAAGCCAAAATAGTTATGGTAATTTAGTTCAACAAGACCTTGTATCTACACAAGTAGTAACAACTTCTGAATTAAAAGAACATTTAAGAATTACTACATCAAGTGAAGATGCTTTACTTGGTACATATATATTAGCTGCGACTCAAATGGCAGAACACTATTGTAATAGACATTTTATTACTGCTAAGTACAAACTTTGGTTTAACGAATTACCAAGCGTATTTAGTTTATATTATCCTGATTGTAAGTTTAATTATCCTGTAGGTGCTGATAGTGGTAAAGATGGTTTACACTATTTAGCTTCTAGTGGATCAACATATACTTTATTTGCTAATACTAATTGGTTTGCAAATCAAAACAGTAATCCTTGTCAAGTAAAGATGTTAAACACTCCATCTGATGCTATTCAAACAAAAGATTTAGATGGCACAACTGATGGGATATATTACTTTCAATTTCACACAGGTATAGCTGATGCAAATAGTGGTATTCCAGACGCTATAAAACAAGCGATTAAATTAATTGCAGGTGACTTGTATTATTTTAGAGAAGATAGAAAAAGACAATTTCCTATGGCTTCTGAGATACTACTACAACCTTATAAATGCTATTTATAGATTATGGCTTTTATGTCTAAAATAAAAGCAGGTGACTTTAATATGCAATTTAAAGTTAAGAAGCCTACATACACTCAAAACAATTTTGGTGAAAAGACTTCTGCATATAGTACACAAGCAACAGTTTGGGCAAATAAAAATGTAACATCTCTTAGAAATATAAATGAAAAGTTTGAGGGTGATAAGTTACAAAGCTATGGTGAGTTTTACATAGTTGTTAGATATGATAGTTCTTGGGTTGGCACATTAGATGCTGATTGGATTTTAGAAGATAATGACAATGCACAAGTTTACGAAATACTAAGCTACATTGTTGATCCAAGAAAAGAGTTTATAGAGTTTAGAACTAAAATGGACACTACCACAATATCATAATATGGCAAAACCAAAAAAAAATGTAATTGTAGTAAAAGGGATTAAAGAGGTACAAGTTGCTCTTAAAAGGCTAGGTGTAGCACCAAAGAGATCTCGTACTTTGATAAATAAAGCTCTCAAACCTGCAGGTAATGCTTTAGCAAGGGTTATGCAATTTGAATATAAAAAAGAGTTTAATAATCCTCGTTATGTAAGAAAAGAAGGTAGAACTCCAACATATAAAACAATAGGTGTTGTAACTGCTAGAAAAAGCCGACAACCAGGATTGTTTGTTGGACCAATATTAAGAAGAACAACACCTATAAGAATAAAAGGAAAAGATAGTAGAAACTTACCTGCTATGCAGATATTAGGTAATGCTATACATAAACCAAGACCTAACATTTTTAATAAGGCTTATGAAAAGTCAAAAGAAGTTATATCTGCTAAAGCAGAAAAAGATATGATGAAGTTCTTGGATAAAATAATAAAACAAGCAGGTTTTACAAGCAAATTTTAATAAATGTTTGCAATAATAGGACAAAAAATAGTAACTAGATTAAATAGCCAAAGTGCTTTTACTACTGCTAATGGTAACAATAAAGTTTTTCCTGTTAGAGTAAGTCAAGATGCACCATATCCTGCTACAACATACGAAATTAGAGATGTCGATAATTTTTTATCTAAAGACAGCTCTTTAAAATCTTGTAATGTAAGAATAGGTATTAATTGTTTTGCAACTGATTATACCACTACTTACTCACAAGCAAAAGCAGTAATAGAATCACTTGATTTGTATTCAATTACATATACTGAAGATAGTGTTTCTTATACTGCAAAATTTAATTTTGATTCTTTGAGTGATGAGTATTTTAATACACCTGAAGTATTCTACAAAGAAATAATTTTTAACTGTTTAATATATAAAAACTAAAAAAAAAGTAAAAAATGGCAATAGAAAATGCAACTAATGTTGTTATTAGAGTAGCTGACGATAGTTCAAGCACAAATGTACAAACTTTGGCTTTTTCAACTTCTGCATCTTTAAGTATGACAACAGACCTTCGAGATTCCACAACGAAATCTTCTGGAGGTTTTCAAGAAAATTTAGCTGGTTTAAAATCTTTTGAACTAAGTGGTGATGGTTTTATCGACTTAAGTGCTAATACAATTACAGCTACCGATCCTTATACAGGTTCAAGTGGAACTTTAAAAGCTGCACAAAAATTATGGGATCTGTGGGCAGGTGGAACTAAGGTAGATGTTGAGTTTGGTACAGGTACAGGTTCAGATAAATCATATTTAGGAGAAGCGTTTATTTCATCTCTTTCATTTGAAGGTGGAGTAGAAGAAAATGCAACTTATTCAATTACTTTAACAGGTACAGGAGCTTTAACAGAATCGTAGTATTAACTTTTAAATCGTAAAATTATGGCAATTAAAAACGCTTCGGATTTATTAGTTTATAAGTACACGACACCTGCACAAGCAGAAATAACTAGAATATTAGTTAAAAGTACAACTCCATTTGATGCTGTTGGTAATTTTAAAATAAATGCTGTTTATAAATCATCAGGTAGTAATTCACAAAGTTATCGTTATAATGAAACAATAACTTTTACTGCTAACACAGGTACTAATGTTTTAAATGCAATAAAAACTTTTTTAACAACAGGTAATTATAGTTATAGTTCTTCACCTGGAACAGTTGGGACTATTGGTGCTTATAAATATTTTGATTTTACAAGTCCTGTTACAGGCGATGCACCGAATATTTTTATAGAAGCAGGTACATCTACACCAGAAGAAGATGCAATAGACATAAGTATTACACAAGATGGTCAAGATGTAGTTTATGAGCCTGTTGCATTTAGTACAAGTGCATCTTTAAGTATGACTAATGATTTAAGAGATGTTACCACAAAAGATTCTAGTGGCTTTCAAGAAAATGCTGAAGGATTAAAATCTTTTGAAGTTTCTACTGATGCTTTAGTAAATTTTAACGCTAATGTTGATGCAGATGCTTTTGTTGAGGATTTCAGAACAGGTAATATATTTGATGTAAAATTTTCTGATAGAATTAGAAATATATTACAAAATAGTCAAATAGGTGCTGAATATCAATATTGGGCAAACGGCTCTCCTGTAGCTACTATGAGTATTAATTTTGCTGATCCTTTTGGTGGTTTTAGTGCAAGTAGGATAGCTTCACAAGACGCTTCAGATAGAAACTTTAAATTTATAGTACCTAATACTGTTATGCAAGGTTTCTATAACCACATTACTTTTTATGTGAAAGGAATTAGTGGTGGAAGCACAGGTTTTAGTATTACAGGTGATGGTATTACAACTTTATCTATAATTGAAGGTCAAGGAACTGTAACAAGTCAGTTTGGTGGTAATCAAATGGATATAACAGGCTTAAGTACTTCTGATTGGACTAGATTATATATTAGATATGGAACTCCAACATTTACAGGTGCAGGAACATTTGATTTAGTTTTTTATCCAGGTATTAAAGGTAGTATTACAAGTGCTAGTAAAATTTTAATATCATCAATGCAAGTTGAACAAAACTATATACCTAATAATGGCTTTACAAGTTATCAAGATCCTGATGATATAAATTGTTATCAAGGTGATGTAGCTGTATCAAGTATATCTATTGAAGCAGGTGTTGAGGAAAACGCTACATATTCTTGTACTCTTACAGGTACTTCTCAATTATTCAAAAATGGATTGAGTAATGAGTTGTTACCTAATACGCAATTTTATGATACAACAGGTTGGGATTTAGTTGGTAGTGTTATTAGTATTGACACAACAGCAGGTAAGGCTGTTTTTAATGGAACAGTAAGTGGATCTAATTATTTAAAAGGTCAAGGTGTAACATTATTAACAGGTGTTGAATATCAATTAACTTATACTGTTTCAGATTTCACACAAGGTAATCTAACAATAGTTCAAACGGGATCAGATTTAGGTATTCCTAGTGCTGTTGGTACACATACTATTAGATATACAAATGATTTTAGTGAATTTAGACTTACAGGTGTTAGTTCAATTAACTATAAATTATCATCGGTTTCTTTGAAAAAAGTTAGACCATAAATTTTTATAAATTAAAAACAAGAAAATGAAAAAGGTAGAATTAGGTGGTCAAAAAAGACCAATTAGATTTAGTTACTTAGCTTTAAAAGAGATATGTAATGATTGTAAGTTAAAGTTAAGTGAGATGAATCAACTAGGAACTGAAATCGACCACATTGGAATCATTGCTTACTATGGCTTAAAATATGGTGCTAAGAAAATTGGTGAGCCATTTAAGTTTAAAGTAAGCGATGTTGAAAATTGGTTAGATAACGAAGATTTCAATAAGATGACAGAAATCTTTGAAGCGTTCCAATTAGATCAACCCCAAAGTGAGGGAAAGTAGTTGAGGGAAAGGAAGTTGATGAAAATTCGGGTGACATCAATTGGGATAAGCTCGAACAAATAGCTTTAGGTAGAATGGGGATGAGTTATGATGAGCTTTATGACTCAACCCCACGAACCTTTAATAACATACTAATAGGCTTTAATTTATATCAAGAACAATTAATTCAAGATAGTTGGGAACAAACAAGAATTATTGCACACACTACCTTATCACCACACTCTAAGAAAAGATTAAAAGCAAAAGAAGTTTTGCCTTTCCCCTGGGACGACAAAAGAAAACCTAAAGGTAAAGTCGTATCTAAAGAACACATACAATCTGTGATAGATAAATACGATAAAAAAAGATTAAATAAAGAATAATGGGTGGAGTAAAAACTATATCTATAATTGTAGCTGCTAATATTAAAGGATTAGAAGCTAGTTTAGGTAAGGCAAATAAATCAATCACAAGATTTGCATCTAATTCAGCAAGGGTAGGTTCGGCACTTACTTTTGGTCTTACAGCACCATTAGTTGCACTAGGTAAATCTGCTTTCGACACATTCACTAATTTTGAGAATGAGATGACGAAGGTAAAAGTAGTTACAAACGCTACTGCTGCTGAATTTAAAATGCTTACATCAGAAGCAAAAAGATTAGGTGCAACCACACAATTTACTGCACAACAAGTAGCAGAATTACAATTAATTTTAGGTCGTAAAGGTTTTGATCCGACTGCCATACAAAATATGGAAGGATCAATATTAAAACTTGCTTTAGCAACAGGTGAAGATTTATCATTAGCAGCAAACACAGTATCATCTTCTTTAAATGCTTTTGGATTACAATCAAAAGATGCTTCTAGTGTAGCGAATACATTAGCTAGTGCAGCTGCAAATTCATCACTACAACTTAGCACTTTTGCAACTGCTTTTGCAAACGCTGGTGCTTCTGCAAGTTCAGTAGGTGTAGATATAGAAGAATTATCTGCTATGATGGGTGTTTTGATGGATAATGGTATCAAAGCAAGTAAAGCAGGTACAGGTCTTAATGGTTTGTTTATTAGATTAAAAGAAAATGGTATTTCTTTATCAAGTACCTTAGACTTTTTATCACAAGGCGAATTAACATTAGAAAGAGCAACAGATCTTGTTGGTAGAAACTTTAGTAAGCAGTTATTAATATTAGCTAAGAATAGAGATGCAGTAAAAGATTTAACTACTGAATTTAAGACAAACACTACTAGGTTAGATGAAATGGCTGATGCGATGGGTTCAAACACTAGAGCCAAAGTAAAGAAAATGCAATCTGCCATAGAAGGTCTTAAAATAGAATTGGGTGCTATAATATCAGATGCTATAATGCCTATAATTAAATTTGTAACTGATTTAGCTGGTAAGTTTGGACAACTTGACCAATCGACACAAAATTTAATATTAGCAATTGGTACATTCTTAGCTGTACTTGGACCACTAATTTTAATTGTAGGTGGTTTAGGTGGTGCTTTTGCAGCAGGATTAGCTATACTTGGACCATTTTTATTAGGTTTTGCTAAAATCATAATAATTGCAGCAGGTGTTATTGCTGTAATACACGGATTAATACTTATACTTGGTACATTATTTCAAGCACTATCAGATAATGGAAAGGCAATAGTTGAAAGATTTAAAAACATAAATGCTAAAATTGTAAATTTCTTTATAGATTCAGGTAGTAAAATAGTTGAATTTCTTAAAAAAACTGCTAAAAAATTAGGCATAACAATATTTGAAAATTTTGAGCCAAGCAAAAAACTTGAAATAATACCTGATGAGGAATTAACCAAGTTTACATCACTAAGTAGTAGTTTAAGTAAGTTTAGTAAAAAGTATGGTGATTTTAGAAATAAGGTTGGTGATGGTTTAAAAAACATATTTAGTTTTGATATGGGTGGTGGAAGCACTACACCAGAAACTGAAGAAGAAATAGAAAAAGAATCTTTTGTAAAATCACCATTTGATTTTAGCGAAGAATATGAACAATATTTAGCAGATTTACAAGCAGCTGAAGATGCAACAATAAGATTTAAAAACTCTGTTAATGAATTAGCAGTTTCAATGGCAAATAATTTTGCTACATCATTTGCTGATGTGATTCTAAGTGGTGAAAACTTATTACAAGGATTAGGTCAGATATTTAAAGACCTAGCTAAACAAATATTAGCTATGATAATAAAGGCAGCGATTTTATCAGTATTACTTAGTGCAACAGGTTTAGGTGCGACACAAGCAGGTACTAAAATGTTTGGTGCAGACCAAAGTTTCAAAGGATTATTAGGTGGTATGTTTGGTGGAGGATTTGCTAGTGGTGGACGACCACCTTTAGGTAAAATGTCGTTGGTAGGTGAACAAGGACCAGAATTATTTGTACCTAGTTCATCAGGCACTATAATACCTAATAATGCTTTAGGTGGCACAGCAATACCTGATGTCACAATTTCAGGTGATGATTTATTAATAGTATTCGATAGAGCAAATAGAAGAAAAAGTAGAAGATAGTAACTATGGCTTACGGAGTATTTAAAACTGCAACTATAAAAGGTGAAAAGGGTACTGATTGGTTAATTCATATACATAAAAAAAACTATTCAGGTTCATCAAGTGAATTAAATCTTTTTGGAGAAGGTTTTGAAATTAAATGGTCAGGTGAAGGTGGAACTAGAAATAGACAATATTTAACTTCAGAATGTGTTTTAAAAACATTTATTGAAAGTGATCCTGATGAATCTTTTCTTTATGATATTTTTACAAAAGGTGATAAAGAATATTTTATAAGAATATATAAAGGAGTTACTTCTGCTGATTCAGATTACATTTGGTGGTATGGTTGGGTACAACCTTCTTTTGATAAATTTTCTAACGAACCTTATCCATATACTGCAAACATTATAGCAACTGATTCTATTGGTGTTTTTAAAGAAAGAGCTGATGATGTATTAAATTCTGCCACTTGGAATAAGGCATATAGAATTAATAATCACATTGCTGATTTTGGTACTACTATGGCTTTATTTGACCATTCTGGTTCAGACTTAGCACCAATACCACAAAATGTAAAGTGGTTTAAAACAAGTGTAGATTGGTTTAGAAATGGTGATACATACCAAGCAAACGATCCATTTTATTCATATTACACTACTAGGGCTGCTTATAGAAAAGATGTTGAGAATAAACCACTTAATTATAAAAAATACGATGTACTTACAGGTGCATTAAAAACCTTTAATACTGTTGGTTTTTTAAGTGATGGTGCTTATTATTTTATACAACCAAACAACAAAGTAGCAACAAGTGGTAATGTAAGAATATATCCATATATAGGTACAGACAATGAAGTGCCAAGTGGTGCTAGTATTGGAGATGAATCTACACTTTTAGCCATAGACCAATCTACTAATGTTATATTAGGTGGTTCTACAATAACTTTTGATCCTGTACTCAAAAGTGTTAGTTGTGATTTTATAAATGGTGAGTCATCTTTTACTGTTCCTTTTGATTCAGACTTAACAACACCTTTTACAGCAGGTTTATTACAAGGTGATGTTTTAGAAGGTGGTTCTTTACGAATTTATTTTAGAGCAAAGCACAGAGAAGTTTTTAATACTAATCAAATAAACTTTCCTACATCATCTTATACTTTAGTAAACGCAGGCCATCAAACTACATTTTCCTTACAAATAAAAATAGGTACAGGTTCTGGTGTAAGATACTTACAAGAAGGAGCTGGTACTTTAGAATGGAGAACTGATACTAACCCTGTTACAATTACATTAGTAAGGGGTAGGGGTGCTAATACAGGTGGCTCTCTTTTAAATAATAGTAATGGTGATTATCTTACTGCTTTAAGCATAAAAAATAATGATGATTTCGGAGAAGATTTATCTTTAGATGGTGTAGACGCACATCCTTGTAGAATAGAGGATAATGGTAGTGGTGTTTTTACTGCAATAACTGAATTAAGATTTGCAGGTGACTTTCCAATACCTGTTGTTTCTGGTGAACTTACAATACAATTAACAGCAGTAAATACTTATACACCTTACTTATTTAGTGCAGGTGGTTTTGCTGGTGTTATTAGTTCAGTAAACTATGCAAACCAAACACCATCAACTGTAACAAGAACTACATTATCAGGTCTAGGTGGCGAATATCCTAATATATCTTTAGTAGGTACTGATACTGTTGCTTTAAATTCTGATGCAATAGGATTAACATTTACATCTACACAAACTGATACTGAAGCATTTGAAGATTTAGATTTGGGTAGAATTTCAGTAGGTCAAACAACATCAGGTTTAGCACTTTTTCAAGACTCTATTTTTTCAGTTCAATACAATACAGGTACTGATGCTGATCCTATAATGTTTGCTGCTACTGAAGGTTTTAGAGCAGATGATTCAGGTAGTTATGTAAATATTTTACAATTACTTACAAATCAATTTTTAGAATTACAAACTGAGCCTTTAGAAATATTACAAGCTAGAATACAAAGCACTAATATATCACCACTTAAAAACATAAGATATGCAATAAATGGCGATACTAACTATAAGTATTATCAGTTTTTAGGTGGTACATTTTATGCTCAAAGTGAAATTATGGAAGGTGAGTGGTTTAAGGTAAATGTAGGCTCACCAACAAATTCACCTGACACACCAATCGCACTTAGGTCATCTAATCAGCCTGTATTTGACACTACATTCACAAATATTCTAGGTAATACAAAAAAAATAGTAAATAATCTTACACAAAATCAATATGGTGATTTACAAGTAGCTTTACCAAATGGTACTGCTGTAACTACAATAACTTTAAATCAAAATACTAGAGGTAAAATATATAATGGTCAAAAAATATTATTGTCTGAATCTGATGGCTCAAATCCTGTTACATTAACAGCTTCTGGTGATGTTAATTTAGGTGTAAAACAAATACCAATAAATTCATTTACACCTAGTGTTGATTATGCAATAAATTCAAAAGTATCACCATTAACATACGATTTATCAAATGTAATAACAGGTGGTGGTGGTAGCACAACACAAACAGTAAACATTATACTTAAAGATGTAGGTAGTTACTTATGGTATGCTTTTAGTCAAAATAATTGGTACACATTAGGTTCGGCAACATTTCCTACTTTAGGTACAGGATCATCACCTAGTGCTTTAGCTTCATTTTCTAGTCATTATCAAGGTAGAATGACAAGTTATACAGCTATTGAAAATTGCACACTTAAAAAATTTATACTAACATTTAATTGGAGTTCAAGTGCAATAAATGGTGATGTAGATTTGGAGTTTGCATTTAGTAAATTTACTCCTATTACAAATGGTACAGCAGCATCTATTTCAATGAATTCTATAACAGCAACTAATACAACAGGCACTTTTACCGAAAACAAACCATATCAAGTAGAGTTTACTTTATCAGGTAGTAATGCTTCTCTTTCAGCAGGTGATTGTTTAGCTTGTCATATAAGAAGTGTAAATAGTTCAACTAGCAATAGAGTTTTTGTATATGGTACAGCAATATTAAAAGTAGAAATTTAATATATGGCATTATTAGATAAAAAATATAGTAATATACATACTAAGACAGGCGATGAAAAGATAGCCTTAAAGCAGAAGTATGATGATGGTCATATAAACACTTTATTAGACCTTTCTGAACAACAAATAAATCCAGAATTTGGTGCTTTGTTATATCAGATTCAAGAGATGCAAGAAGATATTACTGAGGTTAGAAGGTACTTAACACAAGAAGTTGGTGATGGTGCTAAAGGTGATACAGGTGCAACAGGACCACAAGGTCCACAAGGAATACAAGGCTCACAAGGACAATCTGGTACTAATGGTTCTGATGGTAAAGACGCAGGTGTTTATGGTAGTGATTTAAAAATACTACCAAATCAATTTATGTCTAATGATGATGGTAAAGCTCTAAACTTTGCTGTTATAGAAGATGATAATAAAAGTACAATAGGTGTTAGAGTTAATGAAGCAGATTGCGAATTGTTTGCTATGATACCTATACCAGAAGGTAAAAGTGTTTCATCATTTCAAGTTTTTGCAAGTAATAGATTAACAACTACTTTAAGCGTAGTAGATTATACTAATGGTTCAGTTCAAAATGTTGCTATTGGTGACACAACAAAAGCTATTAGTCTTGGTAAAAAACCATTAGCATCGACATCAACAAACTATGTTTCAATAACAGTAGTAACAACTGCCACAAATCAAGTGATTTATGGTGCTAAATTAACATTAACATAAAGAGGATGGGTGTAATCATTTTTAGCTACCTTTTCGATGGTTACACCCTTTCCTCTTAATATACGAAACAATGCAAGTTACAATAGGAATTATAGAGTTAGTAATATCAACAATTATATTAGTATCAACAGCAGTTGGAGTTTGGGCTACTCTACAAACTAAAGTAACTAAACTTTCATCAAGAGTGTATCACTTAGAGCAATCTGATAATGAACTAAAAACAATATTAGCAGATATATCAGCTAAACTACACAAGATAGAATTGTTGTTAGCATCAAATCAAATTAAAGAAAAGTAATAATGTATGAGGTTAAGCAAAAACTTTATGCTTTCAGAGTTTACTCGAAGCAACACAGCCAAAAGATTAGGCATAGAAAATGAGCCTAATAAAAAAGATATACAAAATATTCAAAACCTTGTTACTAAAGTTTTGCAACCCATTAGGTCTGGTGTTGGTTCTATTCGTATTACTAGTGGTTATCGTTCTCCACAACTTTCTAAAGCTATTGGAAGCAGTAGTAAGTCACAGCATTGTAAAGGTGAAGCAGCTGACATCCAATATTGGGAAGATGGTAAAATGAATAACAAGCTTATTTACGATTATATTATTGACAATGCACTTGACTTTGACCAAATGATTAACGAATTTGATTTTTCTTGGATTCATATATCTTTCAAATCTAAAGGTAATAGAAGGGAAGTTTTAGAAGCCTACAAAGATGATAAGGGTAAGACTAAATATAAATTTGCTGACGATATAATTACGCTATGATAAAAAATATTTTAAAAAGTTTAGTAGGTCAAGCATCTACAATAATAGACGATGTTGTTACAACAGACGAAGAACGATTAAAATTAAAAAATGAGTTTGAAAAGGTTATACAAGAACACGAAAAGGAAATGTTTGCTCTTGAAGTTCAAGATAGAGGAAGTGCTAGAACAATGTTTATGGACGATAGCTTTATACAAAAAATATTGGCTATCATCTTTACTTGTGCTTATTTCTTTTTATCTTATACAATGTTTAGATTTTTCGTATTAAATACATTAGAGCTTTCAGATTACGAAATAGGATTTGTAAGTAGTGTTTTTGGTG